TCGACTCCCCGAAGTTCAAGGACTTTTGCGATGAGCTGGCCCCGTTCAACGAGATGGAACATGAGGTCGAACTCATGATTGCCAAGTATGAGGATGCTATCGGCTGCCTCACCGGCGAGGAGATTCTGGCTGTCGATTGGATGTTTGAGGATTAGGAAGGGGTGAGCTAATTGGCAAACATCAGCACCTATCTGCAAAAAATCTTATCCGCTATCTATGGCGAAGAGGTGCGTGGTTCTATTCATGACGCTCTCTCCGCTATGAACGTGGAGTCATCCAGCGCCATGGAGTATGCCAAAACGGCTAAGGATTCAGCGGCCGCATCAGCGTCTACCGCATCAATCAAAGCCACAGCAGCCTCTGCCTCAGCTCAAGCCGCGAAGACTTCCGAAAACAACGCTAAAATTTCCGAGACTAACACGAAGGCTTCGGAGATCACCGCCACGAACAAGGCCAACGAGGCCACCACGGCGGCTGCGGAAGCGAAAGCCTCTGAAACGGCTGCCGCTAACTCGGAGTCTGTCGCCACGCAGAAGGCTCAGGAAGCCGCTGATTCTCAGACTGCTGCCGCATTAAGCGAAGCCGAGGCAAAGGCTGCCGAGGAAAGGACTAAAACAGTAAGGTCTGAGGTGGAAACCCTCGGCGCTCAAGCTACAGCAGACAAAACGGCCGCAGAAGCGGCTAAAGTTGCTGCCGAGCTTGCCCGAGACGATGCTCTCGCAAGTCAAAATGCGGCAAAAAGTTCTGAAAATGCTGCTTTGGTGTCAAAGACGGCTGCCGAGCTTGCTAAGGGTGATGCTGAGGCCGCAAAGACTGCTGCTTTGGCCGCCAAGGTTGCCGCCGAAACTGCTCGGGATGCCGCTGACGAAGATGCGGACGCCGCCGCACAAGCGGCCGCTGACGCTGCTGCCAGTGCTCTTTCCGCTCAGCAATATAGCGGTAAGCCGCCCAAGCCGCAGGATGGAACCTGGTGGATCTGGGACGCCGCTCAGCAGAAGTATATCGACAGCGGTATTGGCTGTGATTTGGTTGGCCCCACTGGCAACGGCATTGAAAACATCCAACTCACTAAAGGTGACCATACTCCTGGAACTGCGGATATTTACACAGTGACTATGACGGATGGAACAACCTATAACATTTCCGTTTATAACGGACGGAATGGTACAGGTACCGGCGATGTGCTCGGAATCTGGTTCGATCTGGTGATCCCCGCATCCGGATGGGCCAATGGCGAAATTACTATCGCCGATAGTCGTTTGATAGCCCTGTCCACCCACAAGTATTTTGTCAGTGCGGATGAGGCCAGCCGTGAGGAATATCTGGAATGCAACGTGCAACCCAGAGACATCACCACGACTGGCTTTATCACGTTCAAGAACGATACTGATCCGTCGGAGGACATCACTGTGAATGTAATTCGCTTTGAACTGTCTGCCAATGGAACAACATGATAAGGAGGTGTGATGCTTGAAGATTGATATTTTGGACACATGGGCCGTCATTGTCGAGGACGATACCCTTCGGCAAAACTCGACTAAAACCTATGAGGTGGAGTTTAACTTCGCTGAGAGCTGGGACGGGTACTCCAAGACGGCCATCTTTGAAGCAGGCCCCGCCAGCGTCATCGTTGCCCTGACGGAAGACCGGTGCGCTATTCCGGCCGAATGCCTGAAGCATGGAAGTGTCAAGCTCAAAGTCGGTGTGTATGGCGTAAAAGGTGAAGAGCGTAAGGGGACCGTCTGGTGCGTCGGCAGCATGATTATCCCGGACGCTACCATGAACATGGGCAGCTCTTCGGGGAACCCTTCTCCGGATGATGTATATTCCGAAATCATGGCCGCCATTGGTGACCTTTCTGCCGCTGGATTCGAGGGTAAAACCTTGGCCGAGGTCTTTAAGGAAATCAAGAACAGCGTCTGTGAGACAGCGACCGATCAGGAAGTCAGCGATGCGCTGAATACTGCTTTTGGTACAAAAACCGACCCCTCGGATAATCCCGAGGAGCTTCCCAGCAATACGGCCACTGATAAAGAGGTCAGTGACCTTCTCGACGATGTTTTCGGCTGATGGCCGTAAACAAATATTTTTAAGGGGGACATGAATATGTCTAAGCACACTACTCTCGACCAGCTGAAGATGCTGGCTCAGCGTACCAAGACCGAGATCGACAAAGTCGATACCAAAGTGAACAAGCTGTCTGAGCGGGTGGATGATATTGCCACCGTTGGCGGCGAGCCCAATGTCATCACCGAGATCAAGAACAACGGAACTGCCCTGGCTGTTGCCAACAAGGGCGTCGATATCGGCCCCGCCATTGCCGAGGCTGTGGCTGCCTCCGAGCATCTTACCAAAAAGAAGGTGACTGCTCTGGCCGACATTGACCCTGCCGCTGAGGGAGCGGACAAGTTCATCTATCTGGTGCCCAAGGACGACTCCGATGAGAACGACGTGTACGACGAGTACATGGTTCTGGACGGCAAGGTGGAGCATGTGGGCAGCACCAAGATGGACCTGGAAGGATACGTTCAGAAGGAGGACGGCGCTGGTCTGTATCCTGATGCGGATAAGGAGAAGCTGGCCGGCATTGTGATGGCCGAGGACGCCGAGATCAGCGCCATGCTGGACGAGGTTTTCGGGACGACGCAGACTGAACCGACGCCTCCTGAGACCACCGAGCCCTGAACAATCTGAGAGGGGATGGAGATATTTCTCCGTCCCCTTTCGCATTTGAAAGGAAGATAAACGCATGGCAGAGAAGAAACTCAGCACTGTTGAGCAGCTCAAGATGCTTGCCCTCAGAGCAAAGGCTGATTCTGCCGCCCGTATCGCCGCCCTGGCGGCATTGGTTGCCGATGGTTATGGGCATCTCATCACGGTCACTTTGCCAGCCGGCAAATGGAGCGGCAGAGCACAGAAAATCGAACATCAGGCCCTTTTGGCGAACAGCGGCTACTGTTACTTTGTCTGCGGCGACGCCGACTGCTACATGGATTGCAGTGACACCGGAATCAAAGCGGACAATGTTGTAAAGGACGGTGAGGTCATGTTCCGATGTGAAGTCACACCCGACATAGACCTGACCGTAAATATTCTTCGACTGGAGGTCGAGACAGAATGAGTGAAAACCCCAATGTCGGCAAGGTATTCAATCTGACCGGCGGTGGTGGAGGAAGTGGCGGCCTTAAGTTGGCAAGCCTCGCCATCACCAAGCCCCCTATCAAGACAACTTATAAGTCCGGGGAGAGTTTTGATCCTACTGGTATGGTGGTCACTGCCAGCTATGGCTATGGCATCACCTCGGACGTGACCGGATACATTGTGACCCCTTCCGTCCTGACTGACGGCGTTACCGAGGTCACTATCACCTACACTGAAGGCCGCACCACTAAGACGGCGAGTACGCCTGTGACTGTGGAGAAAGTCCTGGTATCCGTCGAGGTTACCACCAATCCGACCAAGATGACCTATAACTACCTGGAGAAGTTCGACCCCCATGGAATGGCTGTGACCGCCACATTTTCGGACGGTTCCAAGTCTGCCGCCACAGGGTATAGTTATCCCACCACGGAGTTCTCCACGCTGGGTCAGCAGGCTGTGAATCTGGATTACACCTTCGAGGGGGTTACCAAATCCACCAGTCTGACGGTGACGGTCAATCCCATTGAGGTGCCCATTCCCACCCAGAAAGACGCCCCCAGCTATGACGGCGGCACTAAGCAACCCATCTGGAACGGGTATGATTCCGTCAAAATGGCATTGGGCGGAACGACTGATGGAGTCAACGCCGGCAACTATACCGCTAAGTTCACTCTGGTCTACGGCTATGTATTTCCTGATGGGAGTAATGAGGCCGAGGCGGAATGGACAATTAGCAGAGCGGTTATCCCGGCACTGCCTACACAGAACAACGCTCTGGCCGCCGACGGCACACCCAAGTCTCCTACTTGGGATGGTTACGTTGTAGGTCAGCTCACTATCAGCGGTGACCGATTCGGAACCGAGGCCGGCGACTACACTGCTGAGTTTACCCCAACCGACAACTATCAGTGGTGGGACGGCACTACTGATATGAAGACCGCTACCTGGACTATCTCCAGCGTCATCGTCCCTATCCCGACGCAGAAGGGCTCCCTCACCTATACCGGGGCGGCCCAGACGCCTCAGTGGGATAACTTCGATACGGAGAACTCTACCGTACAGGTCACGCCTGCTACGGATGCCGGCGAGCATACGGCTACGTTCTCTTTGCTGGCAGGTATGTGGTCGGATGGCACCACAGCCAACAAGACCATCAAGTGGGTCATTGGTCGGGCCACCATCGCCAAGATTCCGGCTCAGAGCGGCATGCCGAAGTACGACGGCAACCCCAAGACTCCGACCTGGGACACCAACTACGACGCCGCCAAGATGACGTTGAGTGTGGAGGCCAAGGTCAATGCCGGGACGGCCTATACGGCTTCGTTCACTCCGACCCCCAACTATCAGTGGCCGGATGGTACGATTGAAGCCAAGGTGGTCACCTGGGCCATTGGAAAGGGCGATAACGCCATTACGGTGAGCCCCACTTCAATTACGCTGAACACTGCGAACAAGAGCGGGAAGTTTACTGTCAGCCGGAAGGGTGATGGTACTATCACCGCCACCTCCAGCGACACCAAGATCGCTACCATCGGTGCCATCAACCAGACCACCGGTGAGGTGACTGTCAACAGCGTTGGCGATACTACCGGCACTGCGACCATCAAAGTCAAAGTTGCTGAGAGCGCCAATTACCTTGCCCCGGCGGATAAGGATGTTCCGGTCAAGGCACAATTCGTCACCATCTACGGCGTGGAGTGGGACTGGACCAGTAGCGGCCCCACCAAGGGAACCCGCACCGACGCAGCAGCCGGGTTCAGCGATCCCAATCCTGCGGTGAACAACGGTACCGGTTCCTCTCCCTTCGACAGCCTGATGCCCTGGGCCGGCATGGTCAAAGAGACCCGAACCGGCGGTGTGATGGTGAAGGAACCCAAGTATTGGTTTAAGTGGACCAAGACGGGGAAGAAGCTGAAACTGCAAATCGCTGACGGTCCTGTGGACGGGTTCCATGTGGACCCTGTGAACATGGATAAGGGCGATGGCCTGGGCGAGCTGGACTTCTCCTATATCGCCCGGTATCACTGCGCCTCCGGCACCTACAAGTCGGAGACCAACAAGGCACAGCAGGTCAGGAGCGCGGCTCGTACCAGTATCCACAATTTGGGGGCCAACATTTGGCAGATGGACTTCGCCCAGATGTGGTATGTGGGTATGCTGTATCTGGTGGAGTTTGCCGATTGGAATGGTCAGAAGACCATTGGCTATGGCTGTTCCGCCAGCAGCTCCAAGGAGAACAACGGGAAGACGGACGCCATGCAGTACCACACCGGCACTACGGCGGCCAATCGGACTACCTATGGGTACACCCAGTACCGCAACATTGAGGGCTGGTGGGACAACGTCTATGACTGGATGGACGGCTGTTATTACAACAGTAACGGCCTGAATGTCATCTTGAACCCAAGCAAGTTCAGTGATAACGCAAATGGCACACTGATTGGTTCCATGCCTTCGAGCGGTTATCCGAACGATATGGCAGTTCCGACACAAAGTGGATTCGAGTGGGCGCTTTGTCCGGCCACAACCGGCGGCAGTGACAGCACTTATGTCCCGGATTACTGGAGCTTCAGCGCCAGTAGCCCTTGCCTGTACCATGGCGGTAATTATGGTCGGTACCAGAATCACGGGCCGTTCTGCGTCAGCTACAGCAGTGCGTCGTACGCGAGCGCCGACATCGGCTGTCGCCTCCAGGAACGCCCGCCGAAGGCGGCGTGATTCCCCTGATAGAGGAAGGGGTTTGGGGTGAGGGGACCGCAGTCCCTTCCCCCAACTCTACGCCTTTGAACAATTCAAAATGGAGCTGAAACGCTCTTAAAAATCGCTTTTCTTTTGGTAAAGGGAAGCGCGGGGTCAACTTTGCAGCAGACGATGTCCCGGATAACTGGAACTTCAACGCCAGTAACCCTTGCCTGCACCATGGCGGTAATTATGGTCAGAACCAGAATCACGGGCCGTTCTACGTCAACTACAACAGTACGTCGAACACGAACACCAACATCGGCTGTCGCATCCTTGATAAGCCACAGGCTAAACCTCCTATAGGTAGTCAGGGTTCCTCACCCTTTCTATTACGCATCGTTGACCGCGCAGCACTGGCTGAAGATGAGCCGACAGGACACAGCTTAGTACACTTCGGGCCGGGTCTCGCCTCGGAACACCCCGCGGCGATGGAACAGTTGTGAGGCTACAAGGAGGAAAACATATCCCTGATGAAACGAGTTCGAGTTTACCAACAAATCCTCTCTGAGGAAAATCTGCGTCTTGCCATCCAGGAGGTCTGCCGTAGTCACCGGCGCAATGGCGACCACAGCCTGAACAAGAAGGTGCTGGAGATCGAGGCAAACCTGGACGACTATGTGAAGGAACTTCACAAGTTCATCGAGGACCTGGTGAGCGGAGACGCCCATATGAACAAACCTATCAAGCGACGGCGCTGGGACCGGAACGGAGACAACGGGCGAGGGAAATGGCGAGACATCAACGAGCCCCTGTTATGGCCGGACCAGTGTGTCCATCACGCGGCCTTACAGGTCATGATTCCGCACATCATGCGGGGTATGGACCGCTACTGTATTGCAAGCGTTCAAGGCCGGGGCAACTCCTACGGCGTGAAGGCGCTGAAGAAGTGGATGGATGACGACCCCGTTGGTACCAAATATGCCTTGGAGTGCGACATTTACCACTGCTTCGAGGAACTGGACCCGGCGTATGTCATCAATGCGCTGAAGCGGCTGTTCAAGGATCGGGAAGCCCTTTGGTTGTGTGACGCCATGATGGAGTACGGCGTGCTGATCGGCGCATTCTTCTCCGCATGGTTCCTGCACCTTACAATCCAGCCGTTGGACCTGATGATCCACGACAAGAAGTATGGCGTGAGTCACTATTTGCGGCAGATGGACAACTTCACCATCTTCGGTTCCAACAAGCGAAAGCTGAGGAAGCTGCTGGAGGACATGAAGGTCTGGCTGGCCGCAGTCGGATTGAAGCTGAAGGGAAACTGGCAAATCTTCCGGGTGGGCTTTACGCCGTTGGTGGCGAAAGCGCATGAAATGCTGCCCAAGAAAAAGCAGCGGCATCGCCGGCCAAGAATGCCATCCGCTCTGGGTTATCGGTTTGGTCGTGGGTACACGATTCTTCGGAAACATAATCTGTTCCGGCTGAAACAATCGCTGCATCTGTACTACTATCGACGAGATCGGAATCGGGTCATCTCATTCAAGAGAGCATCTGGTTTGATTTCGCGGCTTGGGCAGCTTCGTAAATGCAACAGTCAACAGATACTGGAGCGGTACTACCAACCGAAGACGATGTTCGATTTGAAGAAGGTCGTCCGAAAGGAATGCCGGCGGCTTCAAGCATTATATCCGCCTTATGTGGCGGCATAAAGGAGTGATACCATGAAAGTACATGGGATGGTAGATCCCGGCAGTTTTACCGTGGAACAGATTCCCGGGACAAACAGGAGTCTCGTGCGTCTCTTCCAGAATGTGGAGCCCTACCACGAGGAGAACTTCGACGGGTTCCAGTACGACGAGTACCATGTCGAGATTGAGACCTGGGACGGCATCGCCGCAAATGTGCGGGACAACTACGACGAGTTCCTGAAGAAGGGAATGGACAATGAAGTCGACCGCAGCAATGAGGCGCTGTTCCAAGCACAGCAGAAGACGGACATCGCTGTTCAGGACATGGATGGCATGAGCGTCGACCACGAGTATCGGCTGACCCTGCTGGAGCTGGGCCTGTCTGAGACTGATATTTGAGGAAGGGAGGATTAGACCATGTTGTATCGTACTCTGAAGCGCATGATCGAGCGCGGCCAGACCGATGGTATCGAGACCAAGCTGGACATCTTCTACGCTGCCGGCAAGATCTCCGAGGCCGAGTATTCTGAGTTGATCGGGATGCTGAGCGCCCAGCGGTAACCCTGCACAATGCTTAAAAGCAACAGGAGGTGACAAATATGGACGGAGATTATATCTCTCGCCATGAGCATGAGGAGTTCCGCCGGAGTATGGAGGCCGAGAATCAGCGTTTGGAGGATGAAAACAAACGACAGAATCACCGGCTGGAGGCGCTGGAGGAAACCGTCAAGCAGGTTGCCGCAATCAGTACATCCGTGGAAAAGCTTGCCCTGAACATGGAGAACATGCTGAAGGAGCAAGTGAACCAGGGAAAACGCCTGGAGACTTTGGAAGGCCGAGACGGCGAAATGTGGCGGAAAGTAGTCGGCTATGTTGCCACTGCTATTGCCGGTATCGTTGTCGGCTACATCTTTAAGCAGCTCGGAATGTAAGGAGGCGGACTATGAAGCTCAAAGTTAGAGAGCCCGCCCCCGAGGTCGAAGAGCCTATCGAAGTTTATGAGGAAGTACAGGAGGGAGACGTCGAAGAGGCGCCGCCCTCTTTACCTTCTTCTCCCAAAAAGAAGGACAAGTGGATTACCTTCATGAAAGTCATCGTGTTATTCTGTCTTTGTAATGGCATTGCCTGGGTGTGGTGCAGCTACATTCTGGCATGGCAGGGCAAAGAGCAGATTGCCGAAAGCCTTTCTCAGGTAGCTCTCACGGAGATCATCGCCGTGGTAGTGGTGTATGCCGCTAAGTCCGTCTTTGAAAACCTGAGCAAGAACAATTCATGGCCGGACAAGCCCGGCGCAGACTCCGACCCTCCTGATGGGGTCGGGTAACACAAGGAGGAACTTTATGGAAAAGTTGAACACGATCCAGAAGCATAATAACCTGAATACCGTCTACAGAGATGGCGAACCCGGACCCGGTGGAGCACATCATGATTATGTCGTATCTTTCGGCAGCGATTTGCCGGAAAGTGACGGGGATGGTGTGCGCATCTGCTTCCAGTGCGGGCCGCGCAAAGACCCTGAGGCGAGGAGGGGCGTGTGCAACGCGGATCTGTTGGAAATCGTGCGTGACCAGTTGCGGGCGTTTCAATCCGGAGCATTTGCCTGCCGGGAAAATGCCTGTGCCTTGACACATATCGAGGAAGCCTTGATGTGGTTGAATCGCCGAGCCGAGGACCGAGCGGAGCGTAATGTGCTTGGCACGCCTGAGAAGTAAGGTCGAAGGAGGAATTCAAAATGGACAGTGTTTTGAACTGGTCTGTGGTCATCAGCATCATCGGCGTGCTGGTGGTGCTGACCAACATCATTACCCAGGTCCTCAAGAAAGTTACTTGGGAAAAACTGCCGACGAACATCCTGGTGGTCATCATCTCGATGGCGCTGACGCTGGCTGCGTTCTTTGCCTACTGCCAGATCAAGGCGCTTACCGTGGTTTGGTACATGGTGGTTGCCGCTGTCGTGCTGGGGTTCATGGTGGCATATGCGGCCATGTTCGGGTATGACAAGCTGATGGAGGCGCTTGGGAAGGGCGGCAAGCAATAAGTAAACGACAACCCCGTGGGTCTTAACCGGCCTGCGGGGCTTTCTTTTGAAAGGAGAAAAATATGCGTATTTATCATAACGATGTGAAACTCA